GGGACTTCGAGGTCGTACGACGAGACCGTCGTGAAGGTGAGCTCTATATCAGTGGCGATTATTCCAGCGCTACTGATAACATCTACCTTCCGGCGGTTGCCGTTATTGTCGAGGAGATCTCGAGGTGTCCGGAGCTAACGGTGGAGGAAAGGAGTGTGTTGTTAGGAAGTTTCGATAACGTACGTTATAAAAACGGGATAATGACGAGTGAACACTTTGTCATCAAAAGAGGCTCAATGATGGGAAATCTTGTCAGTTTTCCATTATTGTGTCTGCTTAACAAATCCTGTTTTGACATCGCCTGTAATAGGCGAGACGCGCGTGATCGAAGCCGGAAGGGAAGGTTCAACGGTGATGATTGTATCTTTTGTGGTGATGAGGATTTCTACTTGACATGGAAGTCTGTTACCTCAAGATACGGACTCATCGTTAATGGAGAGAAGACAGGTCGTAGCCGGCGGTGGATTGAGCTGAATAGCCAATCCTACGACGCCGTGGAGCGTCGTTTGACGCCTAAAGCGACCCTGGGCTTTCTCCGTCCTAACCGACTGGAGCCTTCTAACATGCTTGCGGAAGTAGTCCGCAGTCTAGTGGGGTTTTCCCGCTACAATGTCCTTCGGGTCATTGTCATGCTTCGGCATGAGATTGCCCTTCGGGGTGTGGCGGGTAGTGCAAGCTGCCTGTCTCGCTGGTTATGGAAGCAACTTATCCGTAAGGCGTGGTTCCGGGACTCTGCCATCATGGGTGGAGCCCCACATCTAGAGAGAGGTGTGCGGAGGTCTGTCGAAGTGACTGTTGGCAAACCTCCAAGGGAGAGATTCTACGGTATTATTACCGCTGCGAGTGCAAGACTCCAACGGGAGAATACAGATGAGTGGATTGGTAAGAGGGTTCGACCTCTTACCGTGAAACTTGATCGTCAGGCCTATTACCGGTCCCGTAGATCCACTCCTTCCTTTTCCCTCCGTCGCAAGTTTGATTGGCGCGGCTATCGATGGGCCTTTGTTTGGCCAAAACCCCTTTTAAGGATATGGGGGGGTTTACCTATCTTCCATGAAGGTATCGATAGCTGGGTGGAGGATCATCCTTTTTTAACAACACGTCCTCGTATTGTTGAAATCTCCTCGCCAAACTTGTGCCTCTTTCCCCCTCCGGCTTGTCTGCTCACGACAAGCGTGTCTCTCGACGTCTGAACCAGTTTGCAGACGGCGTGCTTGGCAGTCACTGGGAGAGGAAGTGACGATCCGTGTGGGGCGATAGCGTAAAGGCTATCTCTGCACAGTGAGTGGTTGCCGGATTGTGTTCGGCCTGTGTGACCCTATAAAGGAGTCAGAATATCCCGGGATAGATAAGGTGCTTAGTGGACTTTCGTCGGACGCCATCTTATCAGAATACGGGAGGCATTAGCCTTAAACAAGAAGCCTCTCCTTTTGAGGATCCCTGAATGAAGGGACTAAATTCACACTCGTCGGTGACGGGTAAAGTCAGAGGAAGTGTAAAGAGTCCAAATGAAGGTTTAAGACGAAATTTGGTGTCTTCCGACCGTCACCCTCAATCCTAATGCTGCTCTCAGGTGGTCTATACTAACTCGAGCATGGGTTAGTGAGAACGTGAACACCACACGGTTAGTTACTTGCTCGTCATGAGAAACCAGTCTCTGAGCGTTCACCACCTCGCGTGGTAGTTAGGCCTTCCAGCCTGACGGTATGCCGTAC